GTAGCGAAGGTTTCAAACAACTCGTACAAGAGCTTTCTACTAATGCACAGCGTCTAGCTGACATTCAGACAGTAAAAGACGCAGAAGATCTACACTTTCGTAAAGGCCAAGTGGCAGCTTTGGCTTCTGTAATTAATCTTGAGGCTACTATTGCAGCAGCTAGAGAACAAGCAGAAGCTGATAACGAAGAAGTTGTAGAAGATGTATAAAGTTTATGACTTTAGATGTCCTAAGGGACATACTTTTGAGAAATTTGTGCGTAGCGGTGTCGAAGTCAGTAGGTGCGACTGCGGCGCTATAGGTACAAAAATGTTGTCTGCTCCGGCTTTTATCCTTAATGGTGCTTCTGGGGACTTTCCTGGTAGGCACATGCGTTGGGTAAGAGAACACGAAAAGGCAGGCCAAAGAAACAACCTCCATAATGACTAATGTTCACGGAGTTTAATTATGTCAAGAGCAACAATGATTGATGTGCCTCCAGAAGAGGACAACGCAGAGACCATTGAAAACGAAGTAGAAGAGATTCAGCAAGAGGCTGAGCAACCTCAAGAACAACAACCTACAATACCTGAGAAGTACCAAAATAAATCCTTAGAGGAAGTGGTACAGATGCACCAGGAAGCTGAGAAGCTACTTGGGCGTCAATCATCAGAAGTAGGAGAACTTCGTAAAGTTGTGGACGACTTCATTACGAGTCAAACACAACAACAAGCACCTCAACAATACGTTGAGCCTGAAGACGATATAGACTACTTTACGGATCCTCAAGCAGCTGTCAATCGTGCTATTGAGAATCATCCTAAGATTAAAGAAGCTCAAGAGTACACTGCCCAATACAAGAAGCAAACGTCTCTTGCGATGCTAAACAGCAAACACCCGGACATGCAGGAAATTCTGCAGGATCCTAAGTTTGCTGAGTGGATCAAAGCTTCACAAATTAGGACTCAGTTGTTTGTAGCAGCTGACCAACAGTACAACGCTGAAGCCGCTGACGAACTCTTTACTCTCTGGAAAGAGCGTAAGAATATTGCACAGCAAACTGCTGCAGTAGAAAAGCAGTCACGGAAGCAGCAGCTGAAGGCAGCTAACACAGGCAGTGCACAAGGCAGTGCTGAAGGTAGCCGTAGGAAAGTGTATCGCAGGGCCGACATTATTAAACTAATGAAAACAGACCCTGAGCGTTACCAAGCTTTATCAGATGAAATCTTAAAAGCATACGCAGAGGGTCGAGTCAAATAATCTTAAGGAGATTGTGACTAATGGCTACTGCTACTTATCCGGGCGCAGCTGGTAATACTGCGAAAACCGAAGCAGCTACTTTTATCCCCGAAATCTGGTCGGATGAAATTATCGCTGCTTACCAAAAGAACCTCAAGATGGCTCCTCTTGTCAAGCGACTCGCTATGTCAGGCAAGAAGGGTGACAAGATCCACATTCCTAAGCCTGTACGTGGTGACGCAAATGCGAAGGCTGCTGACACTGCAGTAACGATCATTGCTAATACTGAAGGTGAACTGACTGTTGACATTGATCGTCATTTCGAGTACTCACGTTTGATCGAGGACATCGTTGAAGTACAAGCTCTGAGCAGCTTGCGTCAATTCTACACGGAAGACGCTGGTTACGCTTTGGCTGTCAAAGTAGACACGGACCTCATGAACGCTGGTACTGGCTTTGGTGACGGTACGCGTACTCAGTCTCCAGCTAACACTGGTGCTGACTGGGTAAACAGCAACAGCTACTACTTCAATGCTTCTTCTGGCCTTGCAGCTTACGCTGTTGACACTGTAACTTCAGGCGACAACTTTACGGACCTTGGTTTCCGTGAAGCCATCAAGCTTATGGATGATGCTAACGTACCTATGGACGGACGAGTAATCGTAGTTCCTCCTGCTGTACGTAAGTCAATCATGGGTATTGACCGCTACGTGTCTTCTGACTTCGTAGGTGGGCGTGGTGTTGAGTCCGGCCTCATTGGTAACCTGTACGGTGTAGACGTTTATGTGTCTTCTAACTGTCCTGTTATCGAAGTAGCTGCCCAGAACTCTGCTTCTTCAGACGACACTCGTGGCTGTATGTTCTTCCACAAGGACGCTCTTGTCCTCGCAGAACAAATGTCTGTACGTTCACAGACGCAGTACAAGCAAGAATACCTTTCAACCTTGTACACCGCTGACACTCTGTACGGTATCGAAGCATATCGTCCAGAAGCTGGCTTTATTCTCGCAGTTTGCGACGAGTAAAACTCTTGGGGGTCTTCACAGGCCCCCTTTCTTTTTTCCACTAGCTGGAGCAATCTATGGGTATCTATAGAGGTTCAGGCGGCACTGGTGACGCTTCTACGGACGCTTATGCCAGTCAAATTGCCACTTATGCTCAGACTGCTACAACTAAAGCAAACGAGGCTTCTGCTTCGGCCACAGCTGCTGCAACAAGCGAAACCAACGCTGCAACTTCAGAAACTAACGCATCCACAAGCGAAACTAATGCAGCGACCAGCGCAACCAATGCAGCAACCAGTGCTAGCAACGCATCTACATCAGCGACTAACGCATCCACTAGCGAGTCCAATGCGTCCACTAGCGAGACCAATGCAGCAACTTCGGCTACAAATGCAGCCAGTAGCGCCACAACAGCAACAACTAAAGCATCAGAAGCAGCCACTAGCGCAACCAATGCTGCAACTTCAGAAACCAATGCAGCAACCAGTGCTTCCAATGCTTCCACAAGCGCAACTAATGCAGCCACTAGCGCAACCAATGCAGCAGCCAGTGAAACGGCAGCAGCAGCCAGTGAGACAGCAGCAGCTACATCAGAAACTAATGCTGGGACTTCAGAAACCAACGCATCCAGCAGTGCTACAACAGCGGCTACTAAAGCATCAGAAGCAGCTACTAGCGCCACTAATGCAGCCACAAGTGAAACTAATGCTGGGACTTCAGCAACTAACGCAGCCTCAAGTGCTACAGCCGCAGCCACTAGCGAAAGCAACGCTTCCACGAGTGCAACCAATGCAGCCACGTCAGAAACCAATGCAGGGACAAGCGAAACTAACGCTGCCTCTAGTGCAACGGCTGCTGCTACGTCTGCAACAAACGCTGCAACCAGTGAAAGCAATGCTTCAACGTCAGCTACCAACGCTGGAACCTCAGAGACCAATGCGTCTAACAGTGCGACAGCGGCAGCGTCTAGCGCAACAGCGGCGGCAAGCAGTGCAGCATCAGCAGCCACAGCATTAGACTCATTTGACGACAGGTACTTAGGTAGCAAAGCTTCGGACCCAACGCTTGACAACGACGGGGACGCTCTTGTTACTGGTGCACTATACTATAATTCAACCACTGGTGTCATGCGTGTATACGATGGCGCTAATTGGATTGACTCAGGCTCCGGCCTAACATTTGATGAAATACAAGGTACGCTCTCCGGCGGCACATACTAAGGGATAAACAATGGCTTCGACTATTATTACAAAATATGGCTCAGGCGCTCCATTAGCCTCTGACGTAGTGCGCGGTGAGCTTGCAGTAGATACAGAAAATGGACGTTTGTACACAGAGGACTCTGGTGGGTCAGTTGTTGAAATTGGGTTAAACCCAAGCGGCAACGTAGACGTAACGGGTACTGTGACTGCTGATGGTTTGACTGTTGATGGCAGTGCAACTATTCAAGCAAGTTCAAGTCCAGCACTAAGTGTAATAGATACAACTAATAATGCTGAGGCGAGGCTTCAAGCATTTAACAGCACCGCAACAGTAGGAACACAATCAAACCATTCATTCAGCATAGAAACAAACGACACCAATCGTGCTTTATTTGCCACTAACGGAGACATCAGCTTCTACGAAGACACTGGCACGACTGCGAAGTTCTTCTGGGATGCTTCGGCAGAGTCGCTGGGGATTGGTGTTAGTCCTAGTTACAACCTTGATGTTTATACAACCGCAGCAGCTTATGCAGCAAAGATTAAAAACTTTAATGGTACTGATGCTGGTGGCGGTTTATGGATTGATACTCGTTGGAATACTGCTGGTAATAGACCTTTAAAAATTACATCAAACAATGAAGGCACAAGTATTTTAGAGGTTACTGGCACTGGCAACGTCGGGATTGGTACGAGTAGTCCTGCTAGTGTTTTATCAGTCAAATCTGACGTAAATAATAACGTCAATAATGGTATATTGTTTGAAGCAGCAGATAGTACTAACAAGCTATTGCAACTTTACGAA